GTAGCTGTCAGGGTAGGCGCTGTAGCACTAGGCCAATCAACAGACGTAGGCCACGTTACAGTGTACCCAGAGGCTCCAGAGTCTTGGACAACCTTGAGTGACATTGCGTAGGCTGTGCTGTCTTGAATTTCAGTATCAGCAGAAAAATAAGCAAATATAGTATCTGAAGTACTATGAGCAAGAAAAAGTTTAGTGCCAGAATCACCAAAAAACATTCCAACCGGCCCTTCAGACATAATTCCTGACATACTAAATGAAACAGAATCATAACTTGCTGTAGATATATCGTATGCTGTGCTAAGGCTATATTGATATACGGCGTCTCCACTAAGACCAGTAACAAACATTTTTGTACCATCAGCATTAAACGCTATTGAATATGGAATAGTATCTTGAGAACTTACTGAAAAGGTTTTAGAAGCGTAACTAGCTGTGCTTAAATCCCATGCAGTTGATAAAGTATATTGAAATAGGGCATTTGAAGTATTCCCTGCAATGTACATAGAAGTTCCGTCTGGTTTAAACACAATTCCGTTTGGACTCGTGTCTTGCCCAGCAACACTTAAACTTACTGAATCATAACTGGCGCTACTTATATCCCATGCGGTGCTTAAACTGTATTGATAAACAGAATCTCCTAACGCGCCTACTAAAAACATTTTTGTTCCGTCAGGCTTTAAAAATATTCCAGTTGGGCCACCGTCTTGTCCAGATACATCTAATGTTTTTGAAGCATAACTAGCGGTGCTTAAATCAAAAGCAGTTGATAATGTATACTGATGCACAGTATCAAGAGTACCAGAAGCTATGACATACATTTCTGTCCCGTCTGGTTTAAAATGAACATCTATTAAATCACCAACCCTAGATGCAACATTTAATTTATCAATAAACGTAGGATTAGTTAAATCATAAGATGATCCTGAAACTGCTGTCGTAGTTCCACTTGAAGGTGGGTTACTAAAAACAACAGTTGTGTTTGAAGATAATTGTGTTGCAAAAACATTAGCGTTTTCACAGTTAAGAGTTGTGGTATTAGACGTAGAAGAAGTACTATATTGAAAAACAGCATTTGCATCTGAATCTATTACATAAACTTTATCGCCTGTGGCGCTGAAATGAAGTCCTTGTGGCCCCGTAACTGTTGTGCTTTCTGAATCTATATCATAAAAAACAGAGTCATAAGACGCTGTACTAACGTCATAAGCAGTAGACAAAGAATATTGATAAAAACCACCAAGAACACCTGTAGCATCATTTATAACAATTAACCGTGTGCCATCAGAATTAAATCGGATTCCGTGTGGATCATACGCTTCGTTTGCTACGTTAAATGCTTTGTTTTCGTAAGAGGCTGTGGATAAGTCCCAAGCGGTACTTAAAGCATATTGATAAACAGTGTCTTGACTGCCTACAACATACATTTTAGTTCCGTCTGGTTTAAATTCTAAACCTTCTGGGTCTGCTCCAGTGTAAGTGCCTAAAACAAGATTAACAGAGTTATAAGAAGCTGTAGAAACATTCCATGCCGTACTTAAATCATATTCCCAAATAGTGTCAGTACTGTCTCCACCTACGTACATTTTGGTTCCGTCTGACTTAAAATAAAGTGTACGAGAACCGGGAGCTTGAGTGCCAACATCAAACAATACACTATCATAAGAAGCTGTAGATAAATCAAAGGCAGTGCTTAAAGAATATTGTCTAACTTCGTCTCCACCTTCTCCCATAACATAAAGTTTTGTGCCGTCTGGCTTTAAAAACAAATCTTTAGGTTGAGTAGGAAGACTACTACTAAAACTTACAGAATCGTAAGATGTGTTTGCAATATCGTAATAAAGCGTAGAGCTTGAATTAGAAACAGTTTTAAAAGTCTCGTTATAACTATCAACTAGCAATTCGCCTGTGATGTCTACGTCGCCTGTGTAGCTAGCGCCTACCTTCGTGGCAAGGTCAGATTGAACGCTGCTGAATTGAGACTGGATCGCAGAGGTAACACCAGAGAGATAGTTAATCTCAGAGGCGGTTGCGGTGACTCCAGTAATCTCAGAGAAGCTAACCTGGCCATCAGCCAGGACACCACTGCTAATGATGTCCGCAAAATCTCTTGCCCTGCTCATATTTTTACTCCGGTTTGGTAGGCCAGGTTATTTCGCCGGGGAAACCGGCCTGCTGTGGCACATCTCTAAGTGCTTGCCTGTAAGCTGTCATTTCTGCTGATACATTAACGTCAGCTAATCCAAAGTGGTCTGTAGCCTTTAAGAGATCGTCCCGCTTAGTCCTAGCTTGTGACTTTTGTTTGTTCAGGATTTGCTCTTCGACAGATACCACCGCATTTGTTTTTTGATCCGTGTACTCTTCAAAGTCTGCGACAATTTTCCATTTTTCTCGCCAAACGCCATCCACCTCTTCTACGCCATCAGGTTCAGCATGGTAAAACTCGTCCGTATCGGGCATATCTGTTCTCTGAATTACTTTTACACCTAACGCTTCAGCAGACGAGTCATTCAAAGGAAGTCCAAACGAAACATTAGGGTTTAGTTGCTTTAACTGATCTTCGTTAATAACTTCATTTGTATCTATTTTCAGGTATTCCATTTCAACTTCCCTTAAAAAGTTATAGTCCCGCTAGACGTAAATACATAAATTTTGTAAGAGCCATAATTAATTAAGGTTGGGCTTCCTGTTATAGCTGATGCGGTTTTTAGTGAGCGAATAATTACGGTTCCATCTCCGCCTGCTCCGCCTGTTTCTCTAGCGGTACTTCCATGACCGCCTCCACCGCCTCCAGCACCTTGACCATCAGTGCCTGCGGTAGGAACGTAGCTTCTATTTCCGCCGTTTCCGCCTCCGCCTTGTCCTCCATCTCCACCGTCACCAGTATATCCACCACCACCTCCACCAGCGCCGTAACGTCCGACTGCTCCCGTAATGGTGCTTATCCAGCCATTTCCGCCTGAACCGCCTTGAGTAGAGGTATAGTTATAGCCGCCACCATCAGCGCCACCGCCTCCGCCAGCGTTTGAATACGGGTATCCTTCTGGGCCATCTCCGCGCCCTCCAGCAAAGCCGCGATTAGCATTTAAAGTCCCAGAAAAACCTGTTATCCCAGAACCAGAACCAGTTGCAGACCCTCCAGTGCTAGGAGATGTTTGCAAATCTCCACCACCGCCACACCCGCCTGTCATGTTAGCGGCTGAAGTATTGCTTCCCCCGCCAACGCCACCGCCTATTGCGGTTATGTTATATGACCCATTTTGTCCACTAACACTAAACTGAGAAGTCCCTCCTTTACCGCCAGTGCCAGCCCCGCCACCGCCAACAGTAACGGCATACAAAACCGTAGTTGACAATGTAGCGTTAGTTACATGAACAACACGACCGCCACCACCGCCACCACCAATGTTGTTATTTGCGCCGTTGCCGCCGTTTCCACCCCCTCCAACAACTAAAATGTCAGCACTAAAATCTTCAGCACCTGAGGCTCCAATTTGCATTAACTTTCTGGAAGCACTCACGACATATCCTGACCAGAGGTAAATCCGTAATAGTTTGTGCCGCCGTCATAAGTAATAAAAACAAATACATCTACATCGCCAGAGCCAGTGCTAATTGTTGGCGCAGTTCCACCAGCCCACTTAACTGCTGCAGGCCATGTAATTGTTCTAGCTGTAACGTCTTGAGTTACCTTTAACGTAAACGAAGATGTTTTACCTGTAGCCGCTGGATTGCTAAACGTGTAAGTCGTGTTGCCTGACAGCGTATGGGTAAAGTTATCGCCGTCTCTTAGGTTTATTGTTACAGATGTTCCGGACAATGCCGTTGATTCTTCAATCGTTCCATTGTCAAAAGTCACTACACCATTAGCATCTGCTGTCACAGCTTTAGAAGCCTCTGAAGTTCCTAGAGTTGTTACATCCAAATAATTTATTTCTGCTGTAGTAGCTGTAACACCGTCTAAAATGTTTAGCTCTGCTACTGTCGCAGTGATTCCAGATAATGTGTTGATTTCTGAAGCAGTAGCCGTGACACCAGCAAGAGTGTTGATTTCAGATGTAGTAGCCGTAACGCCATCGAGGAGGTTCAGCTCAGCCGCTGTGGCCGTTAGGCCCAGGTTTAACAGCGCAGTTGCGGCGCTGGTTAGATCCGAAAGGTTTGATGCTTTCGCCAGCGCGGTAGAAACATTGAACGTGCCATACGCAACAATAGAAATCTGATCCCCAGAAACAGCCGCGCTACCGAGTACAACAGTGTTGCCGTTGGTTGCCGTAAAGTCAGTCTCCGCGAGCTTGATGCCGTTCATGTAAACATCTACATAGCCGGGGTCATAGGTAGCCGGGAAGGTGGTAGTGGATCCGGTGTACGAACCAGAGCTGGTGCCAACCACATACTCTGCTCGCTCAGAGGTTCCGTTTACGGATGAGCCCGCGTTCTGAAAGCCAGAGCTTCCGTACACCTTCATAGTGTTTGTGCTGGTGTCGAACCACAGATCACCCGTGGTCGGGCTTCCTGGTGCTGTTGCAGAGATGAAGTAGGTTTCTGCAAAAGCGTTGACGTCAGTAATGTTTGTCGCGACTGTATTTACGTTAGCGATATTTGTAGCAACCGTAGAGACATTCCCGCTAGTCGCATAATACTTCGCAGAGTAATCAACTCCATCTACGGTTCCGCTGGTTTTGGTCGCCCAATCCTCTGCCAGTGTGGCTGACGTAGAAGCATTGGTTTCGCTCGTACTGGCGTTTGTTTCACTGGTCGCCGCATTGGTCGCGCTGGTCGCGGCCGCTGTGGCCGATCCTGCCGCCGCAGTTGCACTAGTAGCGGCATTTGTCTCGCTAGTCGCCGCCGCCGTTTCGCTCGCCCCTGCGTTAGTTTCACTGTTAGTGGCGTTAGTGGCGCTAGTAGCCGCGTTGGTCTCGCTAGTAGCGGCATTAGTCTCACTGGTGCCTGCGGCAGTAGCCGATGATGCCGCCGCTGTTGCACTTCCAGCCGCCGCAACCTGGCTGGCCGCTGCGGCAGTCGCGCTAGTGGCCGCGTTAGTCTCGCTGGTAGCCGCTGCTGTTTCACTTGCGGCCGAATTGGTTTCGCTTGTGCTGGCGTTAGTCTCAGACGTTGCGGCATTAGTTTCGCTCGTAGCCGCGTTAGTGGCAGACGTAGCCGCCGCTGTCGCGCTCGAGGCCGCATTTGTCTCGCTAGTTAGCGCTGCCGCCGCACTCGCCGCCGCCGCAGTCGTGCTAGGGGTGATGTACGCCAGGGCCGCAGCTTCTGCCGCCGCAATAATTACCGTCTCAGCATAGAGCTTGGTGGTAGCGTGTTCATTGGCGGTTGGAGTGCCTACGGGAACCGGATCGGAAAAGCCCTGGCCGGAAGAAACAGGAGTAGGCAGCTTGTCGAAAGCCGACTCAACATAGTCATAGCGCGTGTTGATATCAGCCGCTCGCGCCAGCTCACCAGCCTGTAGCGCCGTTAGCGTTGGTACATAATTGTTAGGCACTTCTTAGCCTCCGTATCACCGTATGAGTCTCCTGGGAGAGTAGTGAAGGGTTACCCCGTGGATCGTGTGACTGGCGTTCTCACTGCCGTCAGTGCCGATATAAACGCCCATGTTTGCGCCGGTTACCGACACCCTGATCTTTGCGTCATTCGAGTAAGCGGAACCCCAGGAAAACTCGTCCCACTCACTGACGTCCCACAGGGATCCAGGAGATGTGTACAAAAGAGGAGATGTGCCGGCTGATTGATTACCCAGGCCATACTCCGTTGTCGCTCTGACCACCACCTGTATTGGAGATCCCTGCACGCGAATATCGGGCTGAACCAGCCGGTATCGCTTGCGAATAGTGGGGCCCTGATAGGCGGTGAAATTGGTCAGAATGAATGAGTAGATGTTGCTGGTGCCAAATCGATAACCAGTATCCATCTTGTAGACGTTGCCATCGTCAGCACCGAATACAGAAATCTCTGTTTCTGTCTCATCGATTGCCGATGCCGCGCATTTCACTTCATGTGGGAATCGGGTCTTGGTAACGCCAACGAGATCCGGGCCGTTAAAGGTAAAATACAGGCCGTTTTGGCCATTGAATAGTCGGTACTGCCCGCTAGCTCGATTTAAGACAGAGACACTGCTTGTAGTAAATTCAGTAATTAGCGTCTTTACCTTCCCTGACAATGACGCATAAGCAAAGTTACCGTATTGCTGTGCCGCCGCCAGGCTCATCAAGCCCTGTCGATCCAAGCCAATAACCTGGCCACCGATGGACTGCATGGTGCCCTTGTAAGTGCCGGCCTTGTTCAAATCGTCAAGCTGCCAGTCTGCAGCAGATGATCCGTAAAGTGATTTGGTGGAATCCTCGCACCCTACGATCAATGCGCTGGAGTGCTCCTTAAGATTCGTCACCGTGTCACCAACGGCGATCTCCGCCGCGCCCCCGGCTACCGTATAGCCACTTGGGTTACCGATCTCAGAGATATGAAGCGATGACTGGATGCCAAGCACAAGGTGCTTCTTGTAACCAACCACTAGTGATGGGTTGTCCTGGGTGGCACCAGTGCTGATGAGATTAAAGATCGAGCCATCAAACTCCGTGGCCTGATCGATACCATTGACGATATACATCTTTTGGTCATCGTCCTGGCCGCTAAAGTTGTAATTAGCAAACCGGAAGTCGCCATTTAGCGACCAGGTTTTGGCTGAATTAACTTGCGTCCAGCCCGAGGCAGTCGCCTTATACATCCTGGCGTTTGTGCCATCTTCGCGGATTGCGTAGACATCGCCCTGGTAAATATGGACGCCTTTGACCGGGCCAGTGCCAGGTACGGACTGAGATGCCGTTGATTGGCCGTCAAACAGCTCGTAGCCAAAAATACGGCGATACCCACCATTAGGTAGGCACTCGTAATTCGCGACGTCTACGAGCTCTCCAGGGCTCAGAGAGAGGGGTGGTGCTTCTTGGTTCAAGCCGCCAGCCGCCGGGAAATATTCGAGCTGAATACTCATGCAAGCGACTCAGGCGCAACAATGCGCGCAAGCTGGTCGCGCTCGAGGTCGGCAAGCATCTCCTCAAAGTAAAGGAAACCTCGCTTCTCAAGCTCCGGGGCTTCATCAAATTGGGCGTAACTCTTCAATGCCTCATAAACAATCAACATATGGTAGCGCTCTGGCAACCCAGGGGAATCCGTAGTCGCTGACATTGAGGTGGGTACGCTGTAATACTCGTAAGTGACAGTTTTGTTTTCTGTCGGCTGAGCGTTAAACAACAAGACGCCATCCGGGCGGATCGTGTAAACAGACGGATCGCCGCTCTGGATATTGCGGTAAACATCCGCAAAGTCGTTGTAATACTCAGACTGCAAAAAGTTCTCGCCCAACGACACACGATCAATCGTCTCAACTGTCGAGGGCAAGGTGATGGTGTTAGTGCCGGCAGTGAGAGTGCCCGTGCCTGTTGCCCACATCCAGTTCCAATCTGCGCGCATGGACTGAATCTTGAGCCAGGCATCGTTCACCCAATTTACAACCCTGCCCATGTCGCCAACTTGGCCGACAGTCGTAGCAGGGCCGTCATATGCGATCCCTGACTCCTGTACTAGCCGCTGGCAGAGCTGCAAATAATTCATGCTACCTCACTATGCTAAATGGATACGTTGGCCTGGTAGTGGCGTTGCCCTTTGAGTCCATGCCTACTTGGATCGCATCCTGCAGAACCGTTACCACCTCTGGAGGTACAGGTACTGGCTCACCTCTGCGAATCCAATGATTCTTGCCATTCACCCCAACGAACACGGGGTGCTGATCGTTTTCATCTTCTGCAATAACAACCGTTATCCAGTCTTTCTTGCGGTCTAAATCTTCTTCAGCAACAGGCTTTGCATCTGCTGCCGGCTCGATGTTTACAGCTTGGCGGATCTTCTCGCGTAGCGTGTCTGCGCTGGGATTGCCGCGAATGACAATGCCCAAGATTCTCGCTTGCTCCTTTAATTCTTCCAGACTGAGGTTGTACAGATTGATGTCAGACATACTGATCTCCTGCGGCCCGAAGGCGGCTAAAAAAGAAAAGGGGCCCGAAGGCCCCTCTGGTTACTGCGTTACTGCTTAGAGTGCAGTGGCTGCACACTCCAGACGGCACATCCAAGACTGATTGGCGATGAAAGACTTGTGATAAGTTTTCCAGCCAACCATGCCCTTCTGACCCAGGGGATCGCTCTTATCGAGCTGACCGGGGTTGATGATGGTCGGAGTCATAGCCTCAGCACCTTTCAGTGCAACGTGGCCATAAGCGTCTTTAGCGACGTAGACAACGGGGTAGACGTCAGCGCTGGTTCCAGTAGTGGAAACCATGCTTCCGGCAGTGCCGCCTGCATCAGCAAAAGAGCTCAGAACGGGGGTGAGGATGTAACGTACATCTTCGACCTTACCGATTTCATAAGGCAGAGCTTGCATTGACCCGTACTGCTCAGTCGGGGTGAAGCCCGCGAGGCCGCGAATGTCAGACTCGAGATCAGTGTGAGCAAACGCAATGAACGCCGCCGCTACTGGCTGAGTGTTGAACTTCACAGAAGATGACAGCATTGAAGTCACCTTCTTGCCTCGATTGCCTTTGAGCTGACGAGTGATAGCGCGCTGCTTGTTCAACGTGATTACGGTGTTTACGGCAGATCGTGCAGCGCCGTTAGCGTAAAACACGTTGGTGCCACCACGGATCACGCCCCACATAAGGGTTTCGATCGTCTCAGCGGCCTGCTCACCACACATCATAGCGGCATCCTTGAGTACAGGATCTTCCGCCAGATCATGAACAACATCGGTGATTTCAACGACGTCGCCATACTGCGAGAGCACAACAGTTACATCTTCATACGTCATCGCCTTTGCAGTAGGCGGAGTGCCTTCTGTCAAAGGAGTGGTTGCTACTGCCAGGGGAACGGGACGACGAAACTTAACGGTGTCGGCCTTGTTCTTAGGCATAGGCTTGGGCATGCCGAATTTAGACAGGCAGAGGATAGGCTCAGCGTGTGCGAGCATCTCCTTCGCAGCGAAGGCATTAGTACGCTGCGAAATACTGCTATAGGTAGAAGTTGCCATGGTTAATCTCCTTGATATGGATCACTGATTTGGCAATTAAGGGTTGGGTTTAATTGACAATTCACCGAACCAAAGAGGGAGATCCGCCAGGGCTTGCGGCTTGCGCGGCAAAAGGCATCTCTACGTCGCTGGTGTAAGGCGGTGTTAGTCAGATGCAGATGTCTCTGCGGGTTAGCGATCTGCGAAGTAGTCAAACGCGGCCTCGAAATCATCATCAGGCGGCATGACTTGTTGAGATCGCCCTCCCCGGGAAGGGACGTTCTGCGCTTGTCGAAGCTGCTTCTCTCGTCGCTGCTTCAGTTCTGAGGTCGCCTGTAAGCCAGGTGACATCTCATTCTTGTAGGTTCGCAACAAATATGCGGCGTCTGCCGCGTTGTCGCTCTCCATCATCTGTTGAACATTGTGCGGCTGTGTCTGAACCCACTGAGTAAATTCAGGCGAAGCGGCAATTTGCGAATAATCTGGATGCTCTTGTGCGAGTATCTGGTACTGCTGTGAGACAAAAGATTCTTGGGCTTGGGCCTGGATCGGCGCAATAGAATTCTTCAGAGACTCAATCTCTCGAGCGTGTCTCGCATCCTTTTCCTCAAGCAAAGAGCTAATGCCCTGCGCTATATCGGGATAATCTTCCTTCAGCGTATCCCAGTGCTTATTGACCACACCGGGGTTGGCCGACTGGGCGCTCTGTAACTGAGCGATCAGTTGGTCTTTTTCCTGGATCTGACGTTGGTAGGCGTTCTGCCTGCCTAGATCAGAGTTGTATTTGTGCTGCCACTTTTGGAGCTCTTCCCTAGCGGCGGCAAGCTCACTGGCTGGATCAGGCTCTTCAGCCTCTTCCTGTTCTGGTTCTGGTTCCGGTTCCGGTTCGGGGTCTAGTACCCCGGTCTGCTCTTCTTCTTTTTCTTGCCCTTGTGATACGGCATCGTCAATCTCCTCGCCCGCAGGCTCTGCAGTGGTTTCAGTAGCCGGCGCATCGCCATCTACCAATTCGTTGAAAGCATCCTCGAAAGACTGCTCCTGGTTTTCTTCAGACATACATATCCCTAGCGGCTCTCGCGAGCGGCCATAAAAAAAGGCCCGAAGGCCCTGGTTAGTTAAGGTTGGTTAGTTGTTGTCTGACTCGGCTTGCGCCAAGCCTTCTAGCTTCTCAAGAACAATCAGCGCACCGCGCTGTCGCTCTGAGTCTCTATCAGCGATCAAGAAATCAATGCAGTCCTGCTTTTGCTCTGCAATAAACTTCTCTACCGCTTTCCAGGTCAGAGAGTGCGGGTCAATCATGGATTAACCGAATGTATCGAAACCGTTGGAGATGTTGCGGGAACGTAACGAAGCATCCGTTAGCCGGACGTTGGTATTCGCCGCCGCTTTATCCCGATCGGTTCTGATCTTCTCTGAATCAATCGCCAAACGAGCCTGTAATGACTCGGTGCTCATTGTGTATTTAGCGTTAAGCTCTGCTAATTTGAGGCGCTCTGACAGCTCCAGCTTCGCTATCTCCAGTCTCTCTACCTGTTCGAGCCTCGCCTGCTCGAGCGCTGTTCGTGCCTGCAATGCAGCTTGATCCTGGGCAATGTTGGCACTGGCCTTCTGTGCATCAAGCTCTAGCTTTTGCTGTTGTATCTGCAAATCAATTTGCTTCAGTTGCGCCTGGATCATCGCCGCTTCTTGCCGGGGGTCGGCCTGCTGCATAGACATCATTTCGGCCTGCTGGGCTTCCATCTCTGCAATCTCTTCCTCGCCCAGCGTGATCTGCTCATAAGGCAGTTCGAGGGACTTGGCGATCTCCCGGTCAAGCTCAGCCCAATCACGGCGCTTAGCAAACTCTGGCACCGACATAGACAGGTTTGAGTAAATCATCAGGTTTTCTTGCTGTTTCTCGCGAACAAGCAGCGCACCCGATCCACGCGCTTCAATGCTGAAATCGCCCTTGATATCCGGCTTCTCGTTAAACTGCATATTCCAGTCGTAGAACCGGGTAATCAGCGGCCGAGTAATATCGTCATCCCAATTCTTTACCGCCTTACGCAATACGATATTCGAGCTGTTCATCAGCATCGCCATACCGGATGACGTCTTAGTAACGTGCGGGCCCATTTCGCCCTGGGCAATCAGCGGCAGATTGGTTTCTTCGTCAGCAAGCTGGCGCGCCATCGTAAAAATATTGGATAGCTCTACTTGGTGGCTGGGTGTTGCAAACGAAGCAAACGCCTCTTGCACCGATCTGGTCTTATCTCGCAAATACCAAATCTTCTTGGGCGTCATATCCCATGACCCGTCAGCCGGGTACAGGAGCTCCTTGTTAATCACTAGCTGGTCGGCTACCGATAACCCTGCGTTGTCCATCATCATTCGCCAGGAGGCGTTTATGACCTTCTGAGCGCTACGCATGAGGCAGGGCACACCAAAGCCAAAGATTGAGGACTCATCCTTCTCCCAGTTAAACACCGAGAATGGTCGCTCATCGGAATCCATTGGATTCAACGAGACTTTGATGACCCGGTTGCCGCAGAAAAATACAGTCGCTTCGATTTCGTCATCGAGCTCGTCTATCTCTTCTTTTTCCATGCGGTCATCAGACATCGACATCGCATCGACAAGTTCCGACTTAGAAATAGGCCCGTGGTATTCCCATATCTCGTATTTATTGCCCTCGCCTACCGTGTTGATCCCCGTGATATTTCGGATGTCATCGGTAAAGTCTTTGGCAATATGGGTGCTCTTGGCCCCTTCTTTGACGATCTCGCGGAGCTGGCCGACCAATACGCCAGGCAGATTCGCCATATCCCGGAGCTGCTTCTTAGACAGTCTGCGGCGCTCAAATACAAACTCCGCCTCTGCAATCGTCTTAGCCGACATATCCGGGTAGAAATCCCAGGGATCAACGCGCTCGACCGTGGGCTCTAGCGCCTCAACGATTTGCAACATACTCATACCGTCAGGCATGACATCCCAGCGCTTCTTAGTGCGGCCAATAATGATCGGGCCCTTCAGCACCGCCGTGCCAAGCTGGCAGGCATCGTGGATGATGTCCCGTGCCTTAATGTGATATCGAGACTCCAAAAGCTGGTCATCGATGACATCCTGCATGGCAATCGCTTTTTCTTCTGCCTCTGCCTTCATCTGGCGCGCCATTTGGATCGGGGCTTCCTGCTCCGGGGCCATCGGCTGCTGCTTGCTCAGATAATCGATCTCCGGCACTGGCGTAGCCTGGATGCTGAAATTGCGGTCATCAGTCGGAAACAACATATCCTGCAACCGGGCTTCGGCTGCATTGGTCTTGTTCCGGGTGATGTTGACGAATACCTCAGAGCCCTTAGCCCGCTTGAGCTTCACTTGCTCATCAGAGGCATACTCGCCGTGATACTGGCGGATATCATCTAGCCAGCGCTGTTCAATCTGGTTGCGCTTAGCTACCTGTTCAGACGCCAGCTTGTTTAGCCGGGAAGCAAAAACGTGCAGGCGCTCAGCCATTTCGAGCTCGCGCTCCTCCTGGGTAGGAGTCTCCGCGAAGGCGTCCTCGAAATCGCCGTATGATTCGATCATCTCTTGCATGGCTTCCCTTTAGTAACCGGCAACCTTGTCAACGATCGTCGGTTGCGTGATGAGCTCAGCGTCCCTATCCAATATCAGGGGCTCAGCAAACGTCAGTGCGAGGGCATCCGCACAGTCAGTCGAGCGGTATCCACGCTTTTTAATTTCGTCTTTACTCTCCAGCTTTCGCCGTGAGTTCGAGTCGTACTTGTACTGCGGCGCACATAGATCGGTATGCAGATCGTCGCGATCCGGGATCATTACCGGCATATCAGACGCCAGCCAATCCTTCATGTTCCACCACATCTCAGCTCGACGATTGATAAACCGCTGGGGATCCAGAGCAGCGCTACCGAAGTTAATCGGCACCACCACATCGTCGTGACCCAGCTCCAACAGCCGATCCACAACCCCGGCACCCAGGCCACCGACATCGATCGCAACCTGATCCGGGCTCTCATTCTTAATCAGCGTATGCACAATGCCCGCCACTTCCATTGTCGAAAGATTCTCAAACACTTCGAGGAAGTAAGCCGATCTACCCTTGCGCCTGACAATCGCCGTCCTATCGTCTCCAAAACGCGCAGGATCGACGCCAATAATCAGAGGGCCTACAGCTAGGACTTTGTTCTTTCTTGCCTGTACGACCAATTCAGGGCGTATCAGGCTGTCTCCCCCGGATACCTGGAAGGCTTCCTGGGCAGTCATCGGATATTCCTGCCGGAAGGCAAAGATTCCGTCGATGCCGTCAGCAGATAACTCAGCAATCTTCGAGCGCCGAAAAGCTATCTGGTGATCGTCGAGCCCGTATATCTCTGCGAGCTCTTGCTCCTCGTCAGAGCGCTTGAGCCCCTTCGGATCCTTGCGGTACTCGTCCTGCCAGAACCAGGGCACAAAGATCGCCTGGAACGGGCTGGCCCCCGTCTCTGCCTGCTGCCACTGCTGGTAGAAAAAGTTTCCTACGCCGTTGGCAGTAGACTCCAGAATGATCTCCGTATCCGCCTCATCTGGCACCGCCTGCAGGATGCCCTTGGCGTGCTCTGAGGCATTAGGCCAGTAAGCCACCTCCGACCCATGGAAATACTGGATCGTTGTTCCACGACCAACACTCTTGTTTCCTGCCGTCCCGACCTTGTAACCCGAGTCCAGCTTGTCAAAACTGAGCTCTTTCTGGTTGCTGGCCCCGGTTGACGGCTTCACAAAGTTCGGTGCCGACTGGTGATACCGCTCTACCATCTCGAACAGGGCCGCAGTCGAATCGGCCTCATGCGTCAATATGAACGCCCTGACACCATTCCTGTGCGTCGTTTTCCAGTAATACCGGCCTTCAACGTAGGTAGACACACCCTGCTGCCGACCCTTGAGGATGATCGCCCTCACCTGGCCGGTTTCACGCTTTTGCTGCTCGATACAGCTATGGATATATCTCTGGGCTTTGTTCAGTACCAGTGATTTAACTTCACCAGACTTTGACCTGACCGCTAGGCAGTTCCGAGCATAAAACTCGAAATCATCCTTTAGTTTGAGCCGGGTTAGCTCAAGCTCTCTAGCCATTCCTCTTGGGTTACCTCAGTCAATGCGGCCTTGATCTCCGTCGATGACAACCTGGCATGGACGTAAGGTGCGGCGGCTTTGGCAGCGTCTATCCGGTAGCGGATGTCCTCTGCATCGTTTTGGTAGATCGACGCAAGATACTCAAGGGGGGATAGCCCGCCATCAGCACACACCCGGTCGATCTGAGCTTGTGAAGCCTTGTTAAAACTCCCCTTTGGACGCCCACGCTTTTTCTTGGGCTCTTCCTCGAAAGAGTCGTAATCATCATCCCATTGGTCGGACATAATTAGCCCTCCCCTGGGCCGGGTTCATCCCTGCAACGCCCTGGGCCATTGGATTCATTCGCTTTAGCAATCCTTTAACCGGGGTCGCTGGTACGCCCATGGTCTGCTGGGCTTGCATGGTCAAGCCATCAACTACCCTGTTTTGTCCTGACAGCGCCTGCCCTTGCACCGTGCCGCTAGGTGCCTGGGGTGCGGTCATACGCAGTGAGCGAACGCCGCCGTAAGGTGATCCCGTCATTGGCTGTATTGGTTGCATGGCCATAGCTTCTCCTCAACGCCTCGCAGGATTACGCATTTCCATTGCGCCAACTGTTTGATCGTCATATCGCATAGTGGGTGACGGGCCAGTAGCGAAACTGCCCCTATCAAAATCACCAGAATTTATTGGGCTCTGGCCAGATCCAACGCCAGCAGGAACCACCGTGCCGCCCATTTGGGGGGCTGGCTGGGGTATTGACCCCGATCCTGCCTGCTTGATCGCCTGAGTAGCCCGGGACACCGCCTCGTCGTAACTGATTCCTGCGGTATTCTTCAGAATCCCATTGGCCACATTTTCCAGCAGGCTGTTACCCGTCACGCCATACGAGATCAAATTGGCGGCAAGCCCGACCGGGTTTAAAAGGCTCATCAGCCAGCGCCCCGCTCTAGCATCCGGTCTAGCTTGGCTGATATGGCCTGCAGATCCTCGCGTACTTCTTCGCGCATTAGCTGGCGCTCAAGCCGCTCCTGGGCCAAGTGCTCACGGTGGCTAGATTCCAACTGGTTGACGTTAGATTCCAAATGGTCAATCGATACGCTGTTCAGTGTGGTTTTTGCCGAGACATCGGTAAACGCCAGGATCCCGCTCACGACCAAGCCGGTGCCGAGCACAATATCGCCCCAGCTTATCGATGGATCTATCTGCAGTTTCACGATTTCTTCTCTCCCCGGTTAGCAAATCGCTCCATAGCAGGCCCCACCACTTTGTCTAAGTGTGGAGCCGCAAAGTAAAAACTCAGTATCAGCATCACCGCCCCGGTCATACTGTCAGCGTGTGCCCTAGTGATCTCGCTGGCTTCCTGCATCCGGGCAGCAATCTCAGCGTCACTAAACACCGCGCCAGTGACCATCGCCCAGCCAAATACATACTGCAGGAGCCAGATGAACGTAATCGAGCAGGCGATCAGCCGGCGGGCCAGTGCCTGCCCACTTGTGGCCTGCATCCAGTCGATAACCATCGCCCGGGCCTTTTGTCGCTCCGCAGCGGCATCGTTTGCCCGCTCCTCATCGGTATAAACCAGCGCATCCAGGCTATTTGATATGCCCTCTACGGCCGCGCCTATGGCCTTCTCAGAGCCGAAAATTTTGCCTACTAGCGCACCTATCGCCATCGGTTAAATTCCTCTAATCGTCGCTCTCGAACTCAGCGAATACGTCAGACCGCTCATCCTCAAGTAGCGGGAACAAATACCCACACACACAGCAGGAAAGGATGTGCTGTTTGGGGTTACTGGCGTCTACCTTCCAAGCAAACATGGCCGATTCGCAGTTACCGCACTCGACCACTTCGAGCTCGATCTTTACAACCTTGTCGCCCTTCTTGCCGCCGTCAATGCCAACCAGGTCACCCATTTGCCCTAGCTCGCCTGATGTCGCAGCGGTGGCGCTCTACCTCGCCAAATTCCTTGTCATGGACGATGCAGTACATATCCCTGCCCGATCGGTAGCCCGAATTCATGTGCCAGGCATCCTTAGCCGCCAGGGTTCGGAATGACTCCACCACACTGCCCCGCAGCTCTTGCCGGGTCGAATGGTGTATGTGCCCCGTATACCAGTAACGGTGCTGGCTCCTCGCCCACATCTCAGGCTGATCTGTCGCCATAATCTCGGACAGCGCCTGTAGCCTGATCGTGTCGCCGTGGGTGCAGGCAATCAGCGTTTTACCGTGCTCGAAATAGTGAAACTTATTGGTTGTCGGCAGTACCTCGACCCGGGGCTCAGCGTGAAAGTAAGCAGCCAGGAAGGCGCTTAGCATCACACTGGTGTGATCGTCGTGATTGCCTATGCAATTCACTACCGACACACGCGGGTGCTTAGATAAGGCCAGGGTGATTAGATCCACCATGAGCATACAGCCGGCCTGCAATACCTGGGGCCATCGAGTATCAACATCCACCGGGGTGCCCCGGGTCGTGGTGTTACCCCTGTTGTCAGCGTGGAAAAAATCACCCAGGTTCGCAATCAAGGCATGGTCAGTCTTGGGCGCAACTGACACTAGCCGGGAGGTCGCGTTCAGCAGATCCTCGCGGGCTATCTTGACGTCAAAGTTTTCGCCAGCTTCCTCGGCGTGAGCATATGCCCCGATGTGGGGATCACCCATCACATAACAGGCCAGCAGATCGCCGGTATCCGACGTCGGCGCTTTCCTGGGCCGGTATACGCCCCGGTAATCCTCCATCGCCTCGACAATGGCCTCGCGGATCTGGCTCAGCGCTTGGGCCGGGGCCTGCTGAGTCTTGACCCACTGGGCCCGGACGTCACCTTCTTCGCCGTATAGCGTCGAGGTGCCCTTGACCACAAAGCCCTCAGCGGTCTGGTGCGTCATGTCATGCTCGGGGGATACGCCCCTGACGGCAGCGTTCTTCTTCAGCCGCTTCAGCATTTGGTATGTATTGCGCTCGGATATGTCGAGCATATTGGCGGCTTCCGACACTGAGCCGCACTGAATCATCGCATCCAGCATTTTCGTTTGGGCCTGAGTCTCCACAAACGGCCGGAGGTATTCGTATTTGTCCATCAACCCAGCTTTAGACGCTCAGCCACATCCCGGGCCCTGGCAGGGGTCTGCTTAGCCCACAAGCTATCCAGCGCCTCAGCCTCGGCCGCGGGCCAGTCGCCGCGCTTCAGTGCCTCGATCATGTTCTCGAAGCCCAGGACGCCCTCAACGCCCATTTGGTAGGCCATCTCAAGGATGCAGTGCTGGCGTGGGGTATTGAGCTCGCCGTACCACTCATGCGCTTTAAGGCGCGTCTCGATGGTTTGCAGATAGTCCCGCAGCAAAAGCTCGGCAATGTAGGACGGGACACCATGCCCGCCCTCTTCGATCATGGTGCCGTACCCGATCGTGAGATGTCCCAGACTGCACCGATAAGCGTGCCGCCGATAACCCTCGAATTCCTTAACCCGCGCCAATAGCTCGGGATCCTGACTTGCCCCCATACCAGCCATGATTTACCTATCGCTTCGCGGTTTTCTTTGACTTCTCGAACGCCTCATCTGTTGGCGCTCCCTTGCTCCCTGGCTTACGCATCCGCTCCGGGGTTTTTCCTGCCGCCTTTTGGCGCTCGATCCGCTCCCGCTTGGCGTGGATATTGGCGTATAGCCCAGGGCGCTTCAGCAATCCCTTCATTACAAAAACACCTTAGAAATCAATAGGAAACAGCCCAGAACCGTGACGGTCATCAGCCACAATGTGAACACCATCGCAGCCGAGACGCTGATAAGGATCCCCTCGATCCGAGACGATCCCATTACCACTTCACCTTATGTGACCAGTAGCGAGCGCTCAGCTTCGACGGGTTGGAATCCTGTGCATTGTGCCGGGCGTAATAAGACTTCTTCCTAGCCTTGTCTTTGGCGCTTGTCGGGTTCTTCCCGGCGCCGCTAACCCCCTGCTGGCCGAACCGGATCAGCTTTGTCTGGTCGCCTTGCTTGGCCAGCACCATATGGCTTTTTGTGGCATGGCCGGGGGTGCGCTTGGGTTTGTTGACGCCCTCGAGGTTATGCTTTTTGAGCAGACCTTGAACCCGGGCATCAGTCATTAGCCGGGCCAGCGATCGTCGTTTTCATCGTAAACGCCATCACCGTTACTGTCGCAGTGGCGTTGCCAGGTCTGCATATTGAACGTGAAGCCCTCAGACCATGGCACATAAGCCTGACACCACTCATGCGATCCCGGGCTGAGCCCGTCGGTCGGCTGCGGAACATAGTCACGCTTCGACCAAGGCTCCTGGGCGATAAAATAGGTGTTTTTGTTCTTGAACACCTTGCGCTTAAAAAACGTGCCGTTCGAGGTGCTGATATAGATTTCCTGACCTTCCTCGAGCGTGTAGGTGGACCCGTCATCAAAGTTAATAACCGTCTCCGCGGAAGCCTGGGCAGTGCTGAGCGCCAGCGCAGCAAGTATCAATCTGAGCATCATCGATCCCTTTCTGAAAGCAAAAAAAAGCCCCGCACAAGGCGGGGCGAATAACTCATTTAGGAGGTTCACAACGGACTAGGTTTCCATCCACAAAAAATAGACGGAGCTTTGCCCGCTGTTGATTGTCAACCATAATAAGCTCGGGATAAATAATTTAATTCCCATATGTTGACACCGCTATTTCTTCCGTAGTAGATTCGGACAGTCCATCTATTTTGGACTATGTTTCTAACAATTATACGGAGAGATTCACATGAGCAGCCAAACCAATCCAATCATCGGCAAGCGTTCAACAAACGACCAGCTCGAAGAAGTCATCGGAGAGATCCAGGCGATCCTGGAAATACTCACACTGCCAGAGATCAAGATCCACCCGGACGCTGACATCGATCCAATCGGCACCGCTGCCAAAGCGATCCAAGATCAGATGCAGCGAATCGATAATGACGTCAACGGAAACCCCCGCTACGTCCTTCACTTCCTGGCGTTTCACAACGATTACGCCACCGCCAAAGAGATAGCCAACTCCCTGGGCTGGTCAGTCTATCGCGCCAAGAGTCACGGCGGCTGTTTTGTCGGCCAGTCCTACAGCACCGAGGCAGACGCCCACTACATCGCCAAGGCCAAAGCCCGTCACGCAGAAGCCAAAGGGGGTGCGGCATGAGGAAGATCGAGGAAGCAATGATCGAGGCCGTGCAGGAGCGTCAGCCCTGGAAGCAGGCCAACACACAGGTGACCGTAGCGCACTCGCTCGCCAGCAAAATAGTCCGCGTGTATCTACATCGAAACTTGATCTGCGATCTGACCGTGTATGACGGCTGGTTTGTGGTCAGGTTCGACCACTGCGGCTGGCTGACCAACACCACGAAGTCACGCCTCAACGCCCTGGCGCACCACTTGGGTTTCGACCCGATCCGCCAGATCGACGGCGAATGGTACTGGGCAGGCGACAAGTCTCGCCCTTTCGATCACCGCAAAGACTGGATGCGCGTCACAGCTAAAGCGCTCCCCGAGGAGGTGGCGGCATGAGTCACATAGCCTCGTTCGTTACCGATTACGCCATAGCGGCCATACACCGCTATTCCACGCCCGAGCACCACATCGCTGGGAGCCCGCACAGCCCGACCAGGCGCGAACCCTTCCCGGAGCAAGCCGTTTACCGAGTCGTATTTGTGGAGCGCCCAGAGGGGCAGCAGGGCCAGGTGAGGGAGGTATTTAAATGCCAGTCCAAAGCCGAGGCGCTGGATCTTGTGAGCGACATTCTTCCCGGAGCCAAGGAGGTGGCGGCATGACCGATTTATTTACCTCGACCCAGACTGTCACCGCCTACCGGCTGAGCTGGAAATTTATCCAAAGGGCCCGGCGGGCTTACCTTCCGGTGCCTATGCCTGAGCCCATCAAATCGAATCGCACTCATGCCTGGATCGACGCCTTTGGCCCTGGGGCACTTGAGCTGCGCTCACACGCTGATTACCTGGCACACCCCGACCAATATGCGCGAGAGCAGGGATACATCACGCCCGCCGATATGGCGACCGGCAGAGCTGCAATGCTTGCCTTTCAGCGCCCCGAAACCCTAACCGTGGAGGTTACCCAATGAGTGCCGATCGAGTGGAGGGCTTTACCGAGCTCTATGAAAATATCCGCAACGAGATCCTAAACAAGCGCGATTATGAGCGGGCGACCCGTCTAATCATTCTCCTGGCTATCCAGCTTGAGGAGCGCGAAGAGTCTGACGTTTGGTGGATTGGCGAAGATGACGAATTCAGCTTGGCCGATCTAATTATCGGCGCGTACTGGCATTACACCGAATGGCACGGGGGGCAGCGCTCCCTAGAGTACCGCGCGCTCTCATGCCTGGGGCAGATCTTCAATCCCGGGATGACCACTGGCCCAGAGGAAGGCGGCGAGCTCTACGCCTACGAAAGCCTAGCTGACCTGGCACAGCAAGAGATCGCCGCGTGAAGCTCTGGATCACGATCGAGGTCGAAGTAACCGATCCAGATTTGGATTGGGATAGCTCGACCTTCACACCAACTGATAACGGAGTCGGGGGCAAGCTCTTCGACTTCGATATCACTCTCACTTACTGCGGCCATGAGGTAGTCAACTGCGATTACGACAAGGCCGAGGAATACCTTTTAGAACGCCAATGGGGAGGCGATAACTATGCCGCAAACGGCTGACCAGGTGATCGAGGAGATCGCCAACGTACAGGCGCGCAGGGAGGCTATGGCTAAACTGCGCGAGAACCGCAAAGAATACGACCGACTGCTCGATCTGCTAGATGCCTCATTCGCTATGCAGGATTTGTGGCCTGGCGTGTTCGATCACGGCAAATGCAAAACCAAATGGACGCGGATCCCATTGAAGCCCCGGGGCCGCAACTATGGCATCGAGTACAAAGAGACTTTATTCATCACCAACGGCAGAGGCGAAACCCGGAAGTTTTCGGGCAAACTGGTGCCGACTGTGATCCCTCGCCCCTGGAATCAAGGGGGAAACAATGACTGACATATCCGAGCACTACATGGCACTGGCGTTTATTGTCGCCGTGGGCATCGCCCTCGAGATATGGACGTCGATCCCGTGACGGCCCGTGACTGGCTGAAAATAAAACGCACCCCACAGATCGAAATCAATCGCAAGCGCATCCAGGAGGACACTCAGAGCTTCCTGGAGCGCGGTGGGGAAATCCAACAGATACCGAAGGGGGTTAGTTCCTGGGATGAGGATGCCATCGAGTTCATGGCCAAGAAAATCAGGCACCGAAAGCGCGATGACTGACGGGCCTTTCACTGCGTCAGAGGCGGCAGTCTGGAATTTTCTGCTGTTCTGGTGCTTGGGGGATGCGGGGGCAGACCTTGAATCCCTTGAGCACTGGCTGTCAGATTCATGGAGCCCAGCCGAAATCTATATCGCTATCGCCAGCCTGTTATCCAGGGGAGCGATCCAGCAGGACGAGAAAGGTTATTATCCCATGGTAGCCGGGCAGGCTTACCGAAATGTCGGCGTCAACTGGAACGACATACTGAGCCTGGCGGTAGACCCTGGCAGGACGGTTCACTAATGGAAACGAAGATGATGTGCGCGGTGTGCTCCGAGGAGTTTATCGCCCAACGTAGCGACGCGATGTATTGCTCGAACAAGTGCAAGCAGCGCCGAAAGTACGCCAACAAACGCCAGGCGTATTTCTCTCAGCCGTGCAGGAGCTGCGGCATCGAGGTATTTACCAACGACAAGCGGGTTTTATACTGCTCGATCGAGTGCCGTGTTATATCCAAGATCAAGCGGGGTTGAGTCATAGCGCCGGCAGAAGTCAGACATCGCCAGGTTAAATGTTTTCCTGCGACCCCTGGGATCCCTACCCTCGAAATAGAATTGCTTGAGCGCCCTGGACAACGCAGGGTGCATTTCCTGCAGTACCCTACCCACCCGCTCCGGGATCATCTCATCGTCATCAGTGAATACTGTGGCCCGGTACCCGCTTTGGTAGTCCCGAAACATTGGCGACACCTTGGGGAAATCAACGTGCCGCACCTCCCTGGTTTCGGCATCAGCCCACATACGCAACAGCTTGTGTGCCAGGAACCGCTCAATCATTGCTGGGCCTCATAGAGCTCGAGGATCTTGTAAAGCCGGCGCTCACAATCCCTTTTCTCGCTCAACTCGTAAGCCGCCGCGGCCTGATCCTTCAGGGCCCGCATAGCAATCAGCATGGTATCCGAGCGCGCACATAGGGGCATGGGCCCCAGGTACTTACGCCGCTCCTCCCTCGCCTTCCACAGATCGAATCTTTCTTGAACACCCATATCGATATACCCCCGGTTCAATTCCAGCTCTCGATTTCGTAGTTCCAGTCAGCCTCCGCGAGTTTGAGTTGTTCCCTGTAATGCGCTGAGATTTCCTTTCGCAGCTCTTTGGTTGTTTTGTATGTCTGGTTTGCCTTCTCTCGAAGGATATCCATATGCCCCTCGCCCCAAATTTTCAGCAGGAAGTCATGGAATTCGATCGGGTTCGCAGTGAAATAACGGTGATGGTATCGGCACAGACAAAGCGCATTATCCATAGACCAACGCACAGATTTCTTAGCGCGCCCGTACACATGGGCGCAATCGGTGCCCTCCCCAAAACAATACTGACAGCGGTGCTGATCCCGGTGCCTGACCGCCTTGGAAAAGTGAACATCGCAGGCTTCCCGTTTAACCCCCACGATCCATCCTTACCGGCCATTTAGGCAGGGTGATTCCCTTGTTACCGAACGCCCTAACCAGGGCCTCGTAAACCTCGACATACTGTTTGGTAGTGGCTTCGGTAGTGGATTCCACCTTGGCGATCGCCCGCTGCATGGGACGCCATACCTCATCCTTCACGGACGCCTGGCTCCACGGGCACTCCATCTCGCCATCCCGGAATATCGAGGAATGGATCGACCTGGTGATGCCTGACTCGTTAAACAGATCAGCGACTGTGCGACACCAGACCTCGAGGGCCGCTCGCTGACGGCTCGACCTGGTGCGCCCGATCAGCATCGACAGAGACACGACATTGCCGCCCTCTACGATCTCAGTGACCCGTTTAATCAGGTGCTCGATCTGGCCCTTGCGATCGATAAAGAACCCCTCAGACATCGCTCACTACCCTGAGATTAGCCGGGGGATCGAACGCCTTGATCTTGCGGTCAGCCCTATCGACAAACGCCCTACTCCCCTTGGTCTGCCAGAGAGATATCGCGCCTTCGTATTTGCCATTGCGCTGCTTGACGCAACTCAGGAGCATATCCCGCTTGCTGGAGTCGTAATTCTCATCTTCGACCTCCATATCCTCGACCTTCGCGCGGAGCGCTGCTTGCCGCTTATCGTGCCAAGCGACGAGGATGGTATCCGGGGTGTTACTGATGTGACTCGATCCGTTGAACTGGTACTTGCCGGGGGCGGCGTGCTCGCCCTCTTGCCCCTGGGGTTTCTTCATGTGGTGTACAAGAATGATCGTGACCTGGAACTTTGCAGCGACCCGCTTGACGGTCTGCACAAACTCCCGCTCCCGCTCCAGATCGTCACACACGCCCATCATCATCAAGCAATCCAGGATAATGAGCCGGCACCCGAGCTGAGCAAACTTGATCGCCATACGGATGGCGTCATGCGGCTTGATCGAATCCAGTCGGTCGTAGATCACTAGCTTATCGTCGGCCCAATCGCACCAGCGTTTCAGATATCCCTCTGAAGGCCGGGATACAGTCGCGCTGATCTCTGCGAACTGCTCGATGATGTCCTCTGCATTGAGCTCAAGACTGCACACGCCAACCTTGTGGCCAGAGCGCATAGCGTAGGCCCCGATCTGGCTGGTAATAGTGGTCTTAAAGTGACCAGTGAAACCACCCAATAGCACCAGCTCACGTTTCCTGAGTGTCAGGTGCCCCTGGAGCTTAGCCCAAGGCAGATCCATGCCCTCGTCAACCTCTGACCGGCGAGCGATCGTGCGCTCTGCGAGCTGGCCAGCCGGGCGCATATCGAGCGCTTCCATGTCGGCCAGCTCAGACTGGATATCGATGTTTCTGAAATCGTCTATGTCGGGAGTCATGCCGCGATTACCCCCGCATCTGTAGCCGGGCCCAATGAAGCCTTTGCCGGCTCCCGGGACTGCCAGTTGGTACAGGCAGATTTCCAGCACTTCATCTTGTTCTTGCCCACCATCCAGCCATTCGCGCCGTAGTAGCTGACAAAGCGATCCGGGTCGAAGGTGTAACCCTTCTCTTTGATGTACTCCCGAACCTCGCTAATCGTAGGTGGAACAAAGGTTTTAGAGCGCTTAGTGGTTGTTGTCCCGTGACTGTCCCGTGACGGTCGCGTGACTGTCACATTTTCCTTCTCTACTACTTCTATATTCTTATTAGTAAGGGACGCTTCTTTTTCGGCTTTCTCCCGGGCACGTTGTCTCCGCTTCCTGGCTGCGCCGGTCGCATCCTTGGATTGCTTCTCGTCCCAGTTATAGATTTGCCACTGGTCACTGATTAAACCGACATCGACCAGTCGATCCTTGACGTTCTCGAGCTCGGTCGGAGTGAGGCCCAGGTGAACACTGACCATTCGATCGCGGAGCTCTGGCCGCTCATCGAGATATCCCTCCGCTTTAGCGCAGAGGAGCGAGATGTAATGCCAGCGATCCTCGAAAGCCAGGAGCTTGATGCGAGGATTCTGTGCGATATCGACGTACAACTTGAGCCACTTCACGCGTTTGCCCCGGCTCTACGCCTGATCGCATCCCGGTAAAGTGCTCGATCCCCAGAGCTGAGCACCTTGCCCTTCTTCACTTCTGCCTCGGCAATCAAGATCAGTGCCTGGTGATATGTGTCGAACTTCGGGATCCTTGCGGATACGCCTGATTCAGTCTTAATATCGCGCCAATTTAGGCCAGCAGCCCAAAGGATTTCTCGGTGACTACAGCCGCTGCGACAGTAAAAAACATAGCCGTCCGGCTTCTCAGTGATTACCAGCTTGCGCGTTCGGCTCGAGCTGTCATGCGCTGGGCACATTGCGTCCCACTCCCGGAATCCCCTGCTGCTTTTCCTTTCCTTAACGCGGTCGAAATACCCCAGAATGTTTTTCATATTTACCCTCCTGCGGCAAAGATATATCCATTATGGACTGACTTGCAACTTTTTTTGGATCAGCAGGAGGTTAGTTGGCCTGCGATAAGTGACAACCAAACAAAATTTTGTCAAATTCGTTTATTTTCCATCCATTAATGTGTAATGTATGGACATGGGAAGAGACCACGCGCAGCCTAGTTTTCAATTCTGGATTCCGTGGTGACGGGGAAATAAAAATACCCCAGACAGCCACCAGGTAAGACCACCACTCATGTTCCCCAGGAAAGGAGCTCAGCGTGAGAACTGCTGCTGATATCCGCAGAGAAAACTGCCGGTATTTGTTAGACACAAGATTTCAAGGCGTTAAAAACCGCATGGCCAACGCAGTTGGCGTCACCCATATGCAGATAGCCCG